GCTCTCTCCCGTGCTCGAGGATCTCGGGACGATATTCACCGCTGTCGCGACCTTCGTAGTCGACGCGATAACCGTCATCCTCGAGACTGTCGTGCCAGCATTCAACGACATCCTCACCGTTGCCACCGACGTATGGTCTGGCATCAAAGATGCTATCGAAGAGCCTCTCGGAGCTGCGAAGGATTTCATCTCCTCTGCGGTGCAGAGCATCAAGTCCTTCGTCGAGGATCCGTTCAACGCGCTCAAGAGCACCGTCACCGACATATGGAACGGCATCAAGAGCGCAATCGAGGGTCCCATCAACACCGCAAAGAGCACCGTCAAGGGCGCAATCGACGCTATCAAGGGGTTCTTCAACTTCGAATTCCATTGGCCGCATATTCCGCTCCCGCATTTCAGCATCAGCGGCAGCGTCAATCCCCTCGACTGGCTCAGCGGAGGCTTGCCGAGCATCAGCGTCAGCTGGTACGCCAAGGGCGGCATCATCGACGAGCCGACTCTCTACGCTGCAGGGGTGGGGGAGAAGGGCGCGGAGCTGGTCTGGCCGTCCTACGAGCCTTATTTCAGCAAATACGCGGAGGGCATCGCCGAGCACATCGACGGCGCTGCCACCGTGAACAACTACTACATAGATGGAAACCTCGTCTCCGCAGACGCTAGGCTCGCAGCGGCGCTCGACGTTGTCGCGGAGCGTGTCGGGGGACGTAGACGCATGGGGACGGTGAGGTAATGGCCTACTACTACGAGGACGGCACGGGCCTCGATGCCAACGCCTACCTATTCGCAAGGGTCGAGGTCACCGTCACCAACACCAACGCGACCACCTGCTCAGTCACCGTCTCTGCGAAAGTCGTCTCGGACAGCGGCTCCTCGAGCTTCATCTCCGGACGAGCGACCAACAGCGCGAACGACACCTATGGCGCATGGTCGAGCGAGATGTCGGTCTCGGCCTACGGGTCGAGGCTGCTCTCCCAGCACACCTTCAACGTATCCCGAGGCTCCAAGGACAAGAGCATCATCTGCCGAGCCAACATCGCGGGCGGCGGTACGGGAATGTACTCTGGTACCACCGACACGGCATCCGTCTACGCCACCATCCCCGCCATCGCCTACGAGAAGCCGAACGCTCCGACCAACGCATCCGCGACCTACGTGAGCGACTCCTCGGCGACCGTCACGTGGACGAACGGCTCGACCACCACGGCGAGGCCGCGCACCGCGACCATCGTCGAACGCTCGACCGATGGAGGCACGTTCGTACAGGTCGCATCCGTCTCCAGCTCAGCGACGAGCTACACGGACAACGGCATCTCCGCGAATCACTCCTATGCCTACCAGATTTCGGCATCCAACTCGGCGGGGCGCTCCAGCTCAGTCCAAACGTCGACCATCTACACGACTCCAGCGGCTCCGACCTCCGTCTCGGTCGAGAAGGTGACCGTTACCTCCGTACAGGTCAACGCGACCGCCGATGCTCCCTATTCCGAGGGATACGATGTCGAGAGGAGCCTCAACGGAGGGGATTGGGAGGCTGTCGCATCATCGGCTGCGCTCCCCATCACCGACTCCGTTGGCGGCGGAACCGTCCAGTACAGGGTTAGGACGGTAAGGGGTTCGCTGGCCTCCGCATGGGCGCTCTCGGCCTCCTTGGTGACCATCACGCCTCCGCTGGCACCGACCATCACTCAGCAGCCGAGCAATCCCTCGGCGAGCGGCTCGACCGCCACCATCGCGTGGACTCCCAACCATCCCGATGGCTCCGCGCAGGAGTCGGCTCAAATCAAGGTCACCTCCCCGAGCGGCACATCGCAGACCTATACCGTCACCACCGCGACGAGCTACACATTCACGCCTAACGCCACGGGGACGTGGTCGGTGCAGGTTCGCACCAAGGGGTTGGATCCCTCCTACGGCGCTTGGAGCAGCTCGGCTTCTTGGGGAGTCTACGATGCCCCTATCGTGACCATCGATTCTCCCGCGACGGATGGGACGGAGGTCGAGGCTCTCCCGCTCTACATCTCTTGGAGCGTGACCGACTCGACGGGGGTCTCCGCCCAGAGGGTGGTCATCTCCAACGCGGGCGGCACCATCTACAACCAGACGCAGGCCGCATCGGTGAGGCTCCTAAGCCTCACGGACTCCGATGTCGCGCTGCAGAACGGTTCCAGCTACACCATCACCGTCCGAGTGATGGGAGGCTCGGGACTCATCACCGAGACAGTCAGAACGTTCTCGGTCGATTGGGCATCCCCCGCATCGCCCATCCTCGACATCGAGGAGGGTGTCGGAGGCTCCGCATCCATCATCGCCACCGCTGGCGAGGTGGGAGCTGCATCCAACCTCTCGCCCTTCTTCTCGATGCCCCTCTCCAGCTCCTACTGGGAGGCCACCTCGGGCATCACGGAGCTGCCGGACGGATGGGCGAGGGCATCGGTCGACAACGCGACTGGCACCGACCGCAAGGCCGCTATCTTCATCGCCGACACCATCCCGACCGAGCTGCAGACCTCCACGGAGTACACCATCCTCGTCGAGATGAGGAATGTCGGAGGCTCCGCGACTCTCGTCATCGGAGACTGGGCAATACGCATCGACGGCACCAACGTCATCGTGAGGGACGGCAGGCTCTCCGTATCGGGGAGCAACGCATCGATTGATTCGGCCTACGGCATCGAGGGGACGGACATCACCTTCCCCATCCCCGACGTGTTCGCGGAGCCTCTCTCCGCCACCGTGCAGAGCGGCAGCACGTACCTTGTCGGCAACACGAGGGCGAGCCTTTCCGATGCCGACTGCTTCGTCTGCGGGCAGGTCATCGCAGAGGCTGGGGACTCCGCATCGCTCGAGCTGAGGCTCTCCATCTACGAGGGCGATTATTCGGGGAGCTATGTCCCCTTCAATGCTCCGACGACCGAGGGCATCACCGTCCAGCGCATCAATCCCGATGGCTCCGTCTGGACCGTGGCCCAGAATCTCCCGTCCGGAGGAACGGCGATAGATCCGCTGCCTCCGCTCGGTGTCCCCGTGACGTACAAGGCCATAGCGACCGCGCAGAGCGGCGCGGCATCCTCCGCGACGTACACCGAGACCATCGGCGGCATGGAGTGGATGCTCAACTTCGGCGCATCGGCTGGAGACTTCATCGCCACCCGATACAATCCGCAGAACAACGACAGCCTCGAGACTGGTGGCGAGAAGTACCATTTCGCTCGCGGCAAGGCTGGCGGAGGACTCGGAGTCTGGTACTCGACCGATGTCGTCGACATCGCGGGCAGCTGGAGCTTCGTATCAATCGACTACGGAATCTCCGATTCGCTCTACCAGTACGCATGGCAGAACGGCACCGCATGGCTCCGAGATCCGTTCGGGCATCGGTGGAGGGCGCACATCTCGCCCTCCCGCTCGCGCGGCTTCGGTCGCTTGGTCGACATGTCCATCGACTGGGACGCTCTCGAATTCGAGGAGGCTTGGTAAATGGCCGACTGGCATAAACCCTTCCGCTCCTCCTACCGCTTCATGAGGGTGTCACGGCAGACTGGCTACGAGACCGAGCAGCTCGACGGCATCCTCGACGGCAGGTTGTCCATCAACCAAGATACGGCCACCTTCGAGAGCGCGAGGCTCGACTCGACCGAGGCATTCGACCTCGGCTCCGATTTGGTTAGAGGCTACTTGGACGCGACATGGGAGGACGGCACCGAGGAGAGCGTCTGCCTCGGGACGTGGCTTGCCTCGATTCCGTCGAGGGATGTCGACGGCAGACTCGAGACATGCACCGTCTACCTCGACGGCAGGCTGCAGGAGCTGCAGGATGACTCGTTCTCGGCTCCCATCGTGGTCGACGCGGGGGAGAACATCATCGATAACGCCAGGGCGATTGCCGAGGGTATCGGATTGCAGGTAGTCGCCACCGATTCCGATTCCGTGCTCGGCTCCCCTTGGGTGTTCGGCATGGACGGGGACGGAGGCTCGAAACTCGAGGCTATGAACGAACTCCTCGGGATGGCTGGCTACTCCTCGGCATCCACCGACGAGATGGGGCGTGTGATCCTCGCTCCCTACGTGGACCCTTCGAGACGAAACCCATCTTGGGAGTTCGAGGAGGGTCCGACCGCGACCTTCTTCGCGGAGGCCACGGAGGAGAGGGACTCCCGCGATGTGGCGAACGTGGTTCTCACCATCTACGAATCGGACGAGCTGACGGTAATCGGGGAGGCCGTGGACGATGATCCAGCCTCCCCTTATTCCATCCGTCCGGACACGGGCATCGGTCGTAGGAAGGTAGCCAAGTACACCTACAACAACACCGCGACGCAGGAGGAGGCCGACCGCAAGGCATCGGAACTCCTAGCAACCAACCAGTCCACCATCCGCAGGGTCACGCTGCAGCACGTGCATTGCCCAGCGAGGGTAGGCGATGTCGTATCCGTGAGATGGCCGAGCGCCAACATAAGCGGCACGTATGTCGTGAGGACGCAGCAGGTCGAGATAGGCTCCGCTGGATGCCTCACGACATCAGAACTCCGCGCATTCGAGAGGAGGCGCGATGGCTAGTCTCGTAGACGAATCCGCGAACGCGATAGCCGAGGCATTGAGTCCGATTCCCGTTGCCCCATCCGCTCGATGGAGATGGGGGACGGTAAAGGCAATCACCGAGTAC